TAGCACTGACAAATAATCATTACATAATAAGTCAAGTTGATGAAGTTGCAACTGAAGATATAGGACAACCAGATTGTAAACTTGTAAAACCATATGTTGTTAGTACAGAGTCAGGTAAAACTATTCTTGAACCATTCATGATGGATCTCACAAGAGATGATACTTTTATGATGGGTTCTGACAAGATCTTGACATTAGCGATCCCAACACCTACACTGTTAGAACAATATCTAAATTTGATTGAAGAATGAGGTTTTACACCAACGTTCAAATGGTTGGAGATAACTTCTTAGTTCGTGGTTATGAAGATGGTAAACACTTCGCAACCCGTGAGAAGTTCTATCCAACTCTTTTTGTCAACTCTAAAAGAAAAAGTAAATATAAAACACTGACAGGAGATGTTGTTGAACCTATCAAACCTGGTAGTGTGCGTGATTGTCGTGAGTTTATAAAGAAGTATGCTGATGTAGAAAACTTTGATGTATATGGGAATGAGAGATTTATATACCAATACATATCGGACAAGTATCCAGAACAGGAAGTTAAGTTTGATATTGAAAAAATTAAATTAGTCACCCTTGATATTGAGGTAAAGTCGGAGAATGGTTTTCCTGATGTAGAATCTGCTGCAGAAGAAATACTTCTTATATCAATACAAGACTATACTACAAAACAGATTATTACTTGGGGTGTTGGTGATTTCAATAATAAACAGAAGAATGTAATTTACAAGTCATTCAGCACAGAGTATGAACTTCTAAATGCATTCATAAACTGGTGGATGATTGAAGATAATACACCAGAAGTTATCACAGGTTGGAACAGTAAGTTATATGATATTCCATATGTTTGTCGTAGATTAGAAAGTGTTCTTGGTGGCAAACTAATGAAGAGAATGTCACCTTGGGGTTTAGTAACTGAGGAAGAAACATATATCTCTGGTCGTAAACATTTATCTTATGACATCGGTGGTGTATCTCAGTTAGATTATCTTGACTTATATAAGAAGTTTACTTACAAGGCACAAGAATCATACCGATTAGATTATATTGCATCTGTTGAACTTGGACAAAAGAAATTAGATCACTCAGAGTTTGATACATTCAAAGACTTCTATACAAAAGGTTGGCAGAAGTTTGTAGAATATAACATCATTGACGTTGAACTTGTTGATCGTCTTGAGGACAAGATGAAGTTGATTGAACTTGCTTTGACAATGGCATACGATGCAAAGGTTAATTATGAAGATGTATTCTATCAGGTTCGTATGTGGGATACAATTATCTACAATTATTTGAAGAGAAGAAATATTGTCATTCCACCAAAGAATCGTTCAAATAAAAATGATAAGTATGCAGGTGCATATGTAAAAGAACCAATACCTGGCAAATACGATTGGGTTGTTTCTTTTGACTTGAATAGTCTATATCCGCATTTGATAATGCAATATAATATTTCTCCAGAGACTTTACTAGATACAAGACACCCATCTGTCACAGTTGACAAAATTCTTGAAGAAGACATAACATTTGAAATGTATAAAGATAATGCTGTTTGTGCTAATGGTGCAATGTATCGAAAGGATGTTCGTGGATTCTTACCAGAACTGATGGAGAAGATGTATAACGAAAGAGTCATCTTCAAAAAGCGAATGATTACTGCAAAGAAGAAGTATGAAAAGACCCCAACAAAAAATCTTGAAAAGGAAATTGCAAGATGTAACAATATTCAGATGGCAAAAAAGATTTCCCTTAACTCTGCTTATGGTGCTATTGGTAATCAATATTTTCGCTATTACAAACTTGCCAACGCAGAAGCTATTACACTATCTGGTCAGGTTTCTATTCGTTGGATAGAAAACCGCATGAACAAGTATCTAAACAAAATTTTAAAAACGGAGAATGAAGATTATGTTATTGCTGTTGATACCGATTCTATCTATTTGCATCTGGGCCCTTTGGTCGAGGTTATATACAAAGAACGAGAGAAGACTACTGAGGGTGTTGTTGGGTTCCTTAACAAGATCTGTGAGATGGAATTTGAAAAGTATATTTCGAGTTCTTACGAAGCGTTGGCCAACTACGTCAACGCTTACGAGCAGAAGATGTTCATGAAACGTGAGAACATTGCTGATCGTGGAATCTGGACTGCCAAGAAAAGATACATCTTGAATGTCTGGGATAGTGAAGGAGTTCGTTATGCAGAACCTAAACTCAAGATGATGGGTATTGAGGCAGTCAAGTCATCAACGCCTGCACCTTGTCGCACCATGATTAAAGATGTTCTTAAACTTATCATGACAAAGACAGAAGATGATGTCATTGACTTCATCGAAAACTGTCGAACAAAGTTTAGGTCATTACCACCAGAGGAGATATCATTTCCAAGAACTGTGAGTAATGTCAAGAAGTATAAAAGTGTCAATGCAATTTATGAAAAGTGAACACCAATTCATGCTCGTGGCGCCCTTCTCTTCAATCATTATGTTAAGAAGAATAAACTCACGCAAAAATATTCTTTGATTAATAATGGTGAGAAGATTAAATTTTGTTATCTCAAAAGACCAAACCCAATCCAAGAGAATGTAATATCATTCATTCAACAATTCCCAGAGGAACTCAACCTTGACAAATACATAGATTATGATCTACAATTTGAGAAGTCGTTCCTTGAACCTCTCAAGATTATCCTTGACTCCATCGGATGGCAGGCTGAGAGAACTGTAAACCTTGAATCATTTTTCGTATAATGGATTTTTTAAAAGAAATAGTAAAAGAGATAGGAGATGAATATACGCAAATTGCGTCAGATATTGATGAGACTGAAAGATTCATTGATACAGGATCCTACGTATTTAATGGACTCATTAGTGGGTCTATTTTTGGCGGGGTTAGCAGCAATCGTATTACTGCCATTGCTGGTGAGTCGAGCACTGGTAAAACTTATTTCTCGCTTGCTGTTGTCAAGAACTTTTTGGACACTAACCCTGATGGGTATTGTCTCTATTTTGACACTGAAGCAGCCGTCAATAAAGGATTACTGGAGTCTCGTGGAATTGATACGACACGGTTGGTTGTTGTGAATGTCGTAACAATTGAGGAATTCCGAACCAAGGCACTCAAGGCCGTAGATATATACTTAAAGACAGATGAAGAGAATCGCAAACCTTGTATGTTTGTTTTAGATTCTTTGGGTATGCTTTCTACAGAGAAAGAGATTAAGGATGCACTAGATGATAAACAAGTTCGTGACATGACCAAATCACAACTCGTGAAGGGTGCATTTCGTATGCTTACACTCAAACTTGGTCAAGCAAACATTCCATTAATAGTTACCAATCACACCTATGACGTTATCGGATCTTACTTCCCTACTAAAGAAATGGGAGGAGGCAGCGGTCTCAAGTATGCAGCATCTACTATCATCTACCTCTCAAAGAAAAAAGAAAAAGACGGTAAAGATGTCATTGGAAATGTTATCAAAGCAAAGACTCATAAATCACGTTTAAGTAAGGAGAACAAAGAAGTTGAGATTAGACTTTATTACGACGAACGTGGACTCGATAGATATTATGGGTTATTGGAACTGGGTGAGAAGCATGGAGTCTTCAAACGTAAAGGGAATCGAATTATTGTTGGTGAATCTTCCGTTTATCCTTCTGCTATTCTGGCCGATCCTGACAAGTATTTCACGGAAGAAGTGATGCAACTGCTGGAAGAGGCATCAAACGAAGAGTTTAGTTATGGTGAATGATGGATCGTATTGAGAAAGTCATTCTAAGAAACCTAGTTTATAACGAAGAATATCTAAGAAAAGTTCTACCATTTATCGAACCTGATTACTTCAATGACAGGAATGAAAGAGTTGTATTTGAGCATATTACTAAATATGCTTCAGAGTACAATAGCTTGATAACGAAAGAAGTACTCCAGATTGAGATTGAAGACAGACGTGATATCACACAAGATGAAGTCAAAAATATATACGGAACGATAAATGAACTGGAAGATATTGAATGTGACTTTGAATGGTTAAGTGACACAACGGAGAAATGGTGTCGAGACCGAGCAATCTATCTAGCATTGATGGAGTCAATCAAAATAGCAGATGGACAAGATGATAAAAAGAATCGAGATGCAATACCAACTATCTTATCAGATGCACTATCAGTTTCCTTTAATCGTAATGTAGGTCACGATTACTTAGAGGACTATGAAGAACGGTACGAACTTTACAACAGGAAAGAAAGTCGAATTCAATTCGACCTTGAATACTTTAATAAGATTACAAAAGGAGGTCTTCCAAACAAGACGCTCAATATTGCACTTGCAGGCACTGGGGTTGGTAAATCTCTGTTTATGTGTCATCATGCTAGTTCTGTTCTTTTAGAAGGAAAGAACGTCTTATACATAACATTAGAGATGGCAGAAGAAAAGATTGCAGAAAGAATTGATGCAAATCTTTTAAATGTAAATATACAAGAGATTGTTGATTTACCAAAACCAATCTTTGAAGGCAAGGTAACAAACCTTGCAAAGAAGACTCAAGGGTCACTTATCATCAAAGAATATCCTACTGCCTCTGCACACTCAGGTCACTTCAAGGCTTTACTTAATGAATTAGCCTTGAAAAAATCTTTCAAACCTGATATAATATTCATAGATTACTTAAATATATGTGCATCTTCACGTTACAGGGCTGGATCAAATGTTAACTCGTATTCCTATATTAAGGCGATTGCTGAAGAGCTCGGGGGTCTTGCAGTTGAAGCTAATGTACCTATCGTCTCCGCTACTCAGACGACTCGTTCTGGCTTTGCTAGTAGTGATGTCGATCTTACTGATACAAGTGAATCCTTTGGTCTTCCAGCCACTGCTGATCTTATGTTTGCTCTTATATCTACTGAGGAACTTGAAGGGTTGGGGCAGATAATGGTCAAACAATTAAAGAACAGATACAATGATCCGACTTATAATCGGAGATTTGTGATTGGAGTTGATCGAACAAAGATGAGATTATATGACTGTGAACAACAAGCACAAGATGATTTGCTTGACAGTGGGCAAGAGGTAGAGTATAATGAAGAAGATAAAACAACAAAGAAATTTGCCGAGTTTAAATTTTAAAAATGTCTGGAGATTACAACACTCACAACAATCAACAACCAAATATCAATTACACAGATCATACCGTTGACCTTTCTAAGTACGCTGTATTCGTGGATGGTGTCACATCCGATCCCAGTAAAGATTATCAATCTTTTGTTGAAAGTTTGGATGACCTTGACGGACAGGGTTCCAATATTCACAGACTTCTTACTGCTGCTGTTGGTGTCAGTGCTGAAGGTGGTGAGTTTATGGAGATTGTTAAGAAGATGGTTTTCCAAGGTAAACCTTGGAACGACGATAATAGAGAACATCTTATTATTGAGTTGGGTGATGTTATGTGGTATGTGATGCAAGCGTGTGCTGCTCTTGATGTTTCAATCGAAGATGTGGTTGCAGGTAACGT